TATACTTCTGCGATAATTCTTTAAACATTCAACAAGTCTTTGTGCTGACTTATCAAAGTATATACGGTGGAAGTTCATACGTGCTAACTTAATACCAGACTCTATGTCTGCTTTAGGTACGATACGTATATCCCATCCTAACTTCTTCATAATATCTTCTGCTGATATACCATGCTTAAAGTCTTTAGACTGTCCGTCATGTGGTAAGAACATTGTACCCCAGTTATAAGATAAGTTCTTAAGTTGTGCAGAATAGCTATCTAGTGTTCTGTGGTCATCTTCTATATAACCAATGATGCGTAAGTCTGATATACCTTTTTGGCATAGGATAACTGACATGCTGTCGTTCCATCCTAAGTCCATGACTACATGAACCTTCATCATAGGGTCATAAGGTACAGTTGTTATACGGTTACCTTCTTGTGCTTCACGTATTTCGTTAGAGTATATAGCACCATCTACAGCAGCCTTACAATCACCTTCCCATATATTTGCATAGTCAGGGTTAGTCTTTAAACTGTGTTGCCTCTCAATTTCCAAGACCTCTGGGAACCAAGGATTGTCTGTGTAATTCACCTTAACTACCTTAGCATTGTCAGGTGTTTCTACCACAAATCTTTTATATGTGTCGTCTGTATCTATATTCGGGTTAAATGACACCCAGATTTCTGAATTAGGTTTACGTATCGTAGGAATAAGTATATCCCATGATTTCTTACTAACGGTCTGAGCCTCTTCTACCCATACAATGTCACAGCCTTCAAACGACTTTATAGACTCAACAGTATTTGTAGCAAGACCAGTAAAGCTAAATGTGCTACCGTTAAGACCTCTAATCTCTGTTTCCAATACTTCATAAAAAGGTCCTAAACTTAATACTTGTATCTGGTCATTAAGCAAAGTATGAACTGATTGCTTAATACTGCGTTGTATCTCTCTAGCACATAAGACACGTGTTGGCTCACTAGCTGCTTTTATAAGCAATGCTCTAGCCATAGACCATGACTTACCACTTCCTCTACCGCCATAAGCCACTTTATATCTATGTGGCTGAAATAAGAAATCTAGTTTATCAGGAAACTTGGCTGTCGTCTGGCTTGACAAAGACAATTCCTATCCCAGAAGGTAAGTCTTTACCATCTGCACCTGTTAATTCTTGTGTTGCCACTGCTTTACCATCTAATCTATCACCTACCTCTTTAATAGCACCTAGGTCGCCTTCTATGGCCTTCTCATATAACTTCTCTGCAATAGCATGTATACGTCTATAGTCTTCTTGGACCGCTAATTTCCTAATTGTATTTGCCCATATCCTGTTGTTTTTATTAGAATTTGTATTACCGGCTGGGGCTCCTACTTTAGACTCTTTATCTTCATTATTATCCATTGTTATGCAACTCCTTATAGGTTGGTTGCCCTCTGTTATAGTTCTGACTCTTTATTGTTACCTTTAAGTGGATATATCATACGTTGATATGTTTCCCACCATTCTTGGGCATAATCTGTAGACTGATAATCTTTAAAGCACGGTGTACCCAAAGTATGATGTATTAGTTTAGCGTCTGGGTTATATTCGTATTCTGTTTCTAGCCAATTCCATGTTTCGTCTAGTTTACCTACTTGTTCTTCAGGATACTTGAGCCATTGAAACCTATGTAAGTATTTACCTGTTTGCTCTTGAATAAACTTAGGTGTTAACTGACGGTTTAACCAATGTGAGCAGTTCCATAAAATAACTGAACTCCAATTTTTCTTTTCGTAATCTTCGTTTTTTGCACCTAAGTACTTAACAGGATGCTTTGTTTTATAACTGTGCTTAACAACTTTTACTGCTTCGTCATTATCAAAGTTAGTTAGTATCTCTGCTATGTCTGTACGGCATATCATATCGCCATCAACAAAAAGTGCGATACCTTTAAAGTTATTTAGATATGGTACTAAAAAGCGTGAGTAGATAAATGCGTTACTACCATCTGTATGCGTTTCTTTATAATCTTTTAAAGTGTTTAATGCTAATGGTGTAAAACTTACCGGTATAGAAGATTTTTCAATGACTGATTGACAGAAATTATGATAAGCAATTGGTTCTACCTTGCCATCATACCCTACATATATATTTAATTTTACCATTACCAGTGATGTATTGCATTTATAATAAGAGTGATATTAGCTATTACTGCTAAAGCTATATAAAGCCATTTAGCGTTTCTTACCTTTGCCTTTACTATCTTTACCTTTTCCATATTTCTTCATTATATCACCATTTAACCTTGTTGGCCCAGTAAGCAGCACTCATTTTACCTTTTGCAATGTTTTTAGCGTGTCTTGCTTTAAATGATTTTGCTCTATCTGTATTTGTTTTGTCACCACTTACGCCTTTTTGTCCAAAGCGTATAAGTTTCTCTGTGTCACCATCTTTAACCAATACTGCATGCGATTTAGTAGGATGACTAGGTGTTCTCTTAGGTTTGTTATAACCTGAGAACGTTTCTTTACCTTTTTTAATCATTTCTTTTTCTTAGTTGCTGACTGTTTTAAAGCCATTGCAGTTGGTGCGCCTTTAGAACCAACCTTACGCATCTTTTCTCCACTACCTGCGGCAATACGTTTACGTTTAGCATGGATATTAGCCCATAAACCTGGTTTACTTGCCACGTTTTGCTGCCTTTTTCATAGGTTTAGCTGTCATAGCTTTGCCTGTTTTTTTTGCGTATGATTTAGCTTCTTTCTTACCTTTTTCTGTATAAGCAAACTTTATTTTTCCGACCATTGGCATAATTATTTACCTTTCTTTTTAGCCATACCAGCTTCTGATAAAGCAATAGCAATAGCTTGTTTAGGAGACTTAACTACTTTACCACCTTTACCTGAATGTAATGAGCCTGTTTTAAATTCCTTCATCACTTTGCCCACTTTCGCCATCTTGCCTTTTTTTGTTGCTGGTTTTTTCATTTGGTATCCTTATAAACATATGTTCAAATTGACAATCAGGGCAAACAAGATAACCGGTTGAGTCAAAGACATCACCGCACTGCTCACACACATTAATATTCATGATAAAAAAAATCCCACCGAAGTGGGATAATGGGAGATTATATAAACGATGGAGACTATTCGGCCATCAACCTAGGATTATATTACAATTTTGATTAAAAGTAAACTATTTTATGCGTTTATTTTGCGAGATGCTATAGTTAACAAATTGTCAATTGCAAGTTCTAATTTATATTCATATGCAAATGGTTTTTTAGAACTTAAATACTTGTGATACAAAGCGTCTTGCTGTTCAGGTGGTAGATTATGAATTAATGTATCTATAATTCTAATATTATCTTGGTCTTGAGTTAATATTAATTCATTAAACGAATCTTCAGTAGAAGCACCTCCAGAACTCATTACTAATGACCTAGAAGGAAAACCTAATCTATGTGTAGGCTTTTTCATCCATTGTGCCCAACCATCTAAAATCTCTAATAACCTATTTGTATCTAACATTATGAAACATCAACTTCTTTGACATGCCATCTGTTATTTTTTTTATACCAACCATGTACAATGATACGCCATTCAGCATCTCTTAAATGTTTTATAGAATCACTATTAGCTATTTTCTTTAGTCTAGCACCAACATTAGTAAGTGTTGTGGTTTGAATACCAACTGTTTCTCCTGTTTCTGATATTGCTAATACGTCAATAATACCAAATAAATCTACTCTAACTCTTCCCCAACTGTTCCATTTTTCTACTACTTGAGATAGTGGATAATTTTCTTTTTGTAATTTTTTTAAAGTTAACTGAGTTGGACTAGTTGCCATTGTCTATCTTTTCTAATTCACCTGTAGATTTATTAAGTTCATACTCAATCAAATGCGGTGATGTATCATCACTTTTCTTTTTCTTATTAAATATTTTATCCCAATTATCTTCAAACTTAGGTCTATCTGAAAACGGTCTTGGTGCGCTGCCTTTTCCCATTATAATATTCCTATCATTTCATGTTCCCAAAGATATTGCATGGTACCTATATAAGCTCTGTTCCACATATCTCGTTTTTCTTCTTTGTTTAAATCTTTACCCATATCTAATTTATAATGGCATTCAAAACATAATGCCGCAATTAAAGCATCTGAAACTTTAATACCCATGCCTTTGCCCTCATTACGATGAGCAGCGCATATAGTTTCTGATTGTATACCACAATGTTGACATGGTATATCCCTTACAAGTTTAATTAGTTTAGTATTGCGATATATCATTATTAAATTTAAACCCGTATTCATGTGCAAAACGTTCTACATTTCTATTATACTCTGAAAACTCTTCAGTGTTTAATGAACTTGTAGATTTAATTACTACAACTGGTTGACCAGCAATTTCTTTTTGCTCTGCTAAAAACTTGTATTTTAATAAATCATGAAGTTCAATATCGGTATAACCCAAATAAGACCCCAATTCTTTTAACATTAACCAATAACGGTCATTTTGTGATATTGATCTAATATATTTATGCTCACTAATATTAACTCTCCAATTTTTACTTAAGTCTAGCGTTCTTAATTTGTCTATTAAAATTGGTAAATTCAGTTTTGTTAAATTCCACCTTATCATAATCTCTCCATTTATCACTTTTAAGTACTTGACCATTATTTAATGTAATTTTATATTCACATGGACCAAATTGTTTATACCATTCAGTTTCTTCAAAATTCATATTGGTGTATCCTTATAACGTAAAGACTTTGGTTCAAACCATAGTGGAATTTTACCTTCCCATTCAAAATGCCTTTGTTTTGTTAAATTCATATACGCGTCTGGTGTAATTTTAATTTGATCTTCAGATAAATTATTAAATGCAATGTCTTCCTCTTTCTTTTTATTTCTGAAAACACTACATACATTATCAGCAAGGTTAGTTATGTTACTACTACCCATCACGTCAAATTTAGAAGGTGCTTGATTAAACTCGTCCATTGTTTTTCTACTATGTGCTACAAGATGAATATGTATATTAAGGTCTCTTGCTGCAATAGCCAATTGATCGCAAAATTTCTTTTGACCATTATAATCATCTTCGTTGATAGAGCACTTCATTAAACTGTCTACTACAAAATGCTGTATACCTAATTGCTCCGCGCCATAATAAATAACTGATAATACTTTATTGGCATTGGTAGAACCTAATTGATCATATATCCAAAGTTTATTATCTGCTTTATTTAAAAACTCTTCAATATAACTATCTGTCGGCATATCACTACCTAGTGATTGACGTATAAATCTTGCTAATGTTGCTTTTGGTGTCATTTCAAAACTAGCTACTAAACATTTATAATTTTTTAACAAGTGTAAAATAATATAATTTAATAACATACTTTTGCCATGTCCTGAATAACCGGACCAAATTGTAAATTCGCCTAAACGCAAACGCCAAAGGTCATGCGTTTTACTAAACGGCAAAATCGCACCGCTTTGTATCTCACCATTAAAGTAACGTATTGTATGTTCCAAATAAGTACTAGGACTTTTAATTTTAAGATATTCATCTGATTCCCTTCTAAAAAAATAATTTTTAATTTGATCTTCATTTATAACTAATTTATTTAATGTGTCTTCTAATGACATAATATATAAGCATCCTTAATTCGTTGGTATGCTAATATTAATCGTTCTTTATCTTGTTCTATTAAAGTTTTTCCTTTAGATAATTCTAATGCTGCTAATGTACATAATAAAATTTCATTAGATAAAGATGATAAAACAACGTAAGGATTAAATGCCCTTTTAACTGGTTTCATATGATCTTCAAGTTTATTGGGAAATAAATTATCAAAAGTTAAACCAACAGCATCTAAAATATCATTTGTATTACATCCAGAAAAACAATGTATTAATATTCTTCCATCGTTAACAAGTTTAATACCGACGCTAGGTGATTTATCTTCATGAACTGGGCAAAGACATTGCCATTGATCATTGCCTGATTTATATACTTTTTGAAACTTAGAAAGTATTTCATTTATCTCCATATAATCTCCTTTTATATTATCTTTTATATTATATTATTATATTATCTTATATAGTACACACTTTGTATATAGCAATTATATACTAATTATATCATCTTGCTCAAACCAATTGTCTAACTCTTTTAACTTATTGATTATAAATTCTTTTGTTGTATGTAACCGAAATGCTATTTTACGTTCATCTGGTAAAATACCATTTTTTTCAGAAGCCAAACACCATAACTCAAAAAGTATTGATTTTTGCTCATATGTAAGATCATGCCAGTCAGGATCATTTAAAATATCTCGACCATAAACTTTAAACCAAATCATTGAACTTTTATTTTTAAAATGTTGAAATTTATTCCAATTTCTTATTTTTTTCATATAATCTCCAAAAATACTACAAGTGTAAATATAACTTTACTTGATTAATAATCCATTTAGAACCCCCTAATGATTTAATAATATCTTTA